GATATAATGTTGACGGGGGGCGTTGATGATTATAGTAATTATCAGAATTTAGTGGGACAAGTAAAGTCTCTCGACTATGTCGAACAGGAAGTAAAAGACCTGCTAGAAAAAAGGAAAGTTATACGAGATGAATAAAACAGATACAGTAATACCCGACAGAGTATTCAAGTTTAACGAGTCTGTTCAAAAAAACAATGGGACAATAGAAGAAAAGCAAGTTATTGATCCTAAAAAAATTACACCAAAATTAAAAAGTATGTTACCTCAACCTACGGGATGGCGTCTTATGGTATTGCCCTATCGTGGAACGGGTAAGACTAAAGGTGGTGTATATTTAGCGGACGAAACAGTTCAAGTTTATAACGCAGCGACAGTTTGTGGTTATGTTATAAGTTCTGGGCCTGACGCATATAAAGATACTTCTAAATTTCCAGATGGACCCTGGTGCAAGGAAAAGGATTGGGTAATATTTGGACGTTATGCTGGAGCAAGACTTCAGATAGAGGGAGGAGAAATTAGACTTTTAAACGATGATGAAATACTCGCAACAATCAGTAATCCTGAAGATATACTGCACATTTATTAACATGGAGGCACCATGCCAGAAGAACTAAAAAAAGAAACACCGATGGTTGATATTGATACATCCGGTGATGCTGTTGATGTTGTTCTCAAAGATGAGGAGAAGATAGAAACAGAAAAAATGGAAACTACTCCTGATACTGACACACCTAAGGTAGAAACAGCAAACGAAGAGGAGCTCGAAGATTACAGCGACAAGGTAAAAAGTCGAATCAATAAATTAACTGGAAAGCTTCGAGAATCAGAAAGAAGAGAAAAAGCTGCTATTGATTATGCTCAAAAAGTAGCTACTGAAAATAAAACTGTAAAAAATAAGCTGAATTCTCTTGATTCTTCCTATTTAGAACAGTATAAAGCTAGAACAGAAGCTGAAACTGTACAAGCAAAAAAAACCTTGCAACAAGCAATTGAAGCAGGGGATGTTGATGCACAGGTAGAGGCTCAAGCAGCTCTTTCAAGACTTGCGATAGACCAACAGCGTCACGCAGAGTCGGCGGAAGAGAGAAAATTGGCGAAAGAACAAGCTGTAGATAAACCTACAGAATCTTTTCAACCAAAACCTGCTAAAAGAGTTGATCCCAAAGCTGAGTCATGGGCGGAAAAAAATCCATGGTTCGGTACTGATGAACCGATGACATACGCCAGTTTTGGCCTACATCGTCGATTAGTCACAGAAGGATTTGACCCGAACTCAGATGAGTATTATACTGAGATCGACAAAAGAATAAGAACAGAGTTTCCCCACAAGTTCAAGGACGAAGGGGGATCGGTAAACGGAAGCGCTAAACCCGTCCAAACAGTAGCTTCTGCGAGCAGAGTCTCAACCGCAAAATCAGGACGCAAAACCGTTAGATTAACGCCGAGCCAAGTCCATATCGCCAAAAGACTTGGAGTACCCTTGGAAGAATATGCAAAATACGTGAAGGAGGATGCATGACTACAATAAAGAAGACCTCACGCACCGCTGAGACTAGAGATAAAAAATCTAGACCGCAACCATGGCGCCCGCCATCAGCATTAGATGCACCTGAACCGCCTCCAGGTTATAAACATAGGTGGCTTCGAGTGGAATCACTCGGCTTTGACGACAAGAAAAACATAAGTTCTCGTTTACGGGAAGGGTTTGAATTAGTCAGAGCGGAAGAATATCCAGACTTTGAAGCTCCTACGATTGATAATGGGAAGCATGCCGGTGTTATTGGAGTTGGTGGACTAGTGTTGGCTCGCATACCAACAGAAATTGTTGAACAGCGAAATAAGTATTTTGCTGAAAAAACAGATTCCCAAATGGAAGCTGTCGACAATAATCTGTTTCGAGAACAACACCCAAGTATGCCTATTCATTCTAATAGGGATACAAGAGTAACGTTTGGCGGCGGCAAGAAATAGGTTTTTGTTGTTTGCCAAATGAATCAAACCTAACTTGGTTTGGCATTAATCTATTGGAGGATTAAACATGGCAAATAAAGATGCTGCGTTTGGTTTTAGACCTGTACGACACCTTAGTGGTGGCGAGATCAAAAGAAGCGAATATGATATTGCGGCAAACTACGGTACTGCTATTTACAAAGGACAAGCTGTTAAGGCTGTTACTGCGGGCGGTGTTGAAGCTGCTGCGGCTGGGAACGTAGTTCTTGGCATATTTTATGGCTGTTTCTACACTGATCCTACAACTAATAAACCAACATGGAGTAATCACTATCCAGCAAGCACAAATGCTTCGGATATTAAGGCGTATGTTTATGATGATCCTAGAATCGTATTTGAAGTACAACACGACGGAACAGGCACTGAAGCAATGAATTTCGGTGGATTTGACTTGGTAGGAACGAGCGGAAGCACGTTAACCGGGGCATCTTCGCAGGAATTAGACACTTCTACAGTGACTACTGCTGGTCAGTTTAAACAAATAGGAATTTCTGTGGATCCCGATAATAGCGACACAAGTGCTGACAATTGTAACGCGTATGTGGTACCTAATACTGGGGAACACACTTGGTTACTAACAACTGCATTAGCATAGGAGATATGAATGGCAATTTCTAGATCACAACTAGTAAAAGAGCTTGAGCCTGGGCTAAACGCATTGTTTGGAATGGAGCACGCTCGTTACGATAACGAATGGTCACAAATTTTTGCAACTGAAAACTCAGACAGAGCTTTTGAAGAAGAAGTAGAGCTTTCTGGTTTCGGTAATGCGAAAGTAAAATCTGAAGGAGAATCAGTCGAATTTGACGATGCTCAAGAAGCGTTTACTTCCCGTTACACTCACGAAACTGTAGCTCTTGCTTTCTCAATAACTGAAGAAGCTGTAGAGGATAACCTTTACGACAGTCTAAGTTCAAGGTACACAAAAGCTTTGGCACGTTCGATGGCTAACGCTAAAGAAGTAAAAGGAGCAAATGTTCTTAACAGAGCATTTAACTCTTCTTACACTGGAGGCGATGGCCTTGAATTATGTTCTACCGCCCACATTACTGTGGCTGGTGGTAATTATAAAAATGAGCTCACTACTGCTGCGGATCTCAATGAAACATCTTTAGAGCAAGCAATGATTGATATTGCAGGCTTTATTGATAATAGAGGTCTAAAGGTCGCTGTTAAGGCACGTAAAATGATCATTCCGGTCAATTTACAGTTCATAGCTGAAAGATTATTGAAGACTGACCTCAGAGTAGGCACAGCGGATAACGACATCAATGCTTCAAAAAGCATGAACGTTGTTCCTGAAGGCTACACTGTTAATCATTATCTATCGGATACTGATGCATTCTTCATTATCACTGACGCGCCTAATGGCTTGAAATATTTTAACCGTGCACCGGTTAAAACAAGCATGGAAGGTGATTTTAATACTGGAAACGTTAAATACAAAGCTAGAGAAAGATACAGCTTCGGCTGGTCTGACCCTAGAGGTATTTTTGGTTCTCCAGGAGCTTAGATAAATATTTAAAAGGGCGAGGTAATCTCGCCCTTTTACCCCTAGCATTAATTAGTTATGCAGACTGGCTGGGCAGACGGTATAGAGACGGCATAACAAAAGGTCTATACGACCAAGGAGAAAATTATGGCTAATACAAGTTTTAGCGGTCCAGTAAGATCGAAAAAGGGACATAGAATCTATAGTGTAGCTGATTCTACAGGATTAGAGGCAGATAGAACCCTTCATGACGCTGGATTAAAAGATACAAGACGATTTTATTTAGAAGAATGGTTTTTACAAAGACCAGGTCTAAACGCAAACATTGACCAAGCGTCAACAGTTGAAGTTCAACGTGCGTTGAACAGAAACTGGGAAGCACTTGGAACCAATATGACTACTGCTTTATGTACGTTTAACACTACTTCAGCAGGAGTTGTGGCAACAACTGCGGGTGCAGACCAAGATCAAGCAATCCTTACTCCACATCTAGACACTGCCGCTACGGCATGGGCTGGTTGTTTATGGGGTACTGAAAACCAAGTTCATTTTGAAACTTCCATTGCATTACCTGCGATCGATAACCAAAATGTCTGGGCCGGATTGAAAC